GAAGTACTTGGAACTAGAGTGGCAACAGGAGCACCTGAAGGAAGGTAAATATACTTTGAACATGGGATATATTGATAAAAAAATTCAGGAAATTGTTAAAGAGATCATTGCTCGAGAATTTGAAGATGACACTCGTGAGATTAAAGTAAGAGAAGCCAAGCCTGAAGTTTCGATAGCCACTTAAGCGCTATCAAAAATCACACATTCACACAAGGATACCTTGCGCTCAACGCAAATTTCATATATATTTTGTTTACTATACAATTAATTTAGAATGTAGACGAGTATAGTCGACGGCCTAGAGACTACATTCAGAAAAACTAGGAGGATAATATGGGCACAACTACATTTTCCGGTCCAATTAAGGCTGGGAATATTTATAATACAACTGGGACTACGGTCGGAACAGACATTAAAAATGTCGGTTCTGTATTAATGGCTCAGTCTGCGGCAATTACACAATCTACAACTGCGGCTGCTTCAGGAATTGTTATTCCTGCAAATAGTCAAATTGTAGAAGTATATGTGTATGTTACAACTGCGTATGATAATTCAGCAACTTTAAGCGTTGGCACAAGTTCAACTTCGACTGAACTTTGTACAGCTGTTGCTGTTAGTACAGCGAATGTAATTAAATTAGGGTCGCAAGCAACAATTGCAGATAGTGATGAGTGGGAAGACATTGGAACAACAGATGTAAAAATCTTTACTGATTCTTCTGCTACAACTGCAGACGCAGGTGTTGCAACTTTGACTGTAACTTACATTCAAAACAATAATTTAGCGTAATAAAATAATGTGAGCTCCTTTGGGAGCTCACGACAAAGGAGATAAATTATGTCAAGCGGTTATACAAGTGACCAAACAACCCTACAAATGGATACAGCAGCTGTAACATTATTAAGGGCAGCTAGAACTAGAGTTACTTCTATTCAAGGTGAAGGAATAGCAGGTTCTCAATTATTATTACATGACAGCGCTACAACAGGAGCAACTGGAGCAGGTAATTTAAAAGCTACCTATAATTTTGGAACGGAAGGATTATCAGTTTATGTTCCAGGTTCAGGTATGTTATTTAAAAATGGTGTTTGTGGTACTTTAACTGGAACTGGTGGAAGCGTCACGCTAACAATTACTGGCGCGTAAGGAGGATAGATGGCTACTTCGGGAACTACAGCCTTTAATCCTTCAATTGATGAAATCATTGAAGAAGCGTATGAAAGAACAAACGTACGCGGTACTCGAACAGGTTATCAATTAAGAAGTGCAAGGCGTTCATTAAATATTTTATTGTCCGAATGGGGCAATCGTGGAGTTAATCTTTGGAAAGTTAAATTAGCTAGTGTTCCTTTAGTAGAAGGACAGGCAGAATATAATTATACTGCAGACACTACAAACTATCCAACTGATATCAGTGATATATTAGAAGTTTACGTAAGAAATAATTCAACAACTACAGCTCCGGTGGATACGGCTTTAGATAAAATAGGCAGATCAACTTATTCAGCTTTACCTAATAAATTATCCAAAGGAACTCCTTCACAGTATTATTTTCAAAGACGAGCATATGTGCGAAATGCGGCCGGAACGGTAACCGCTTCTCCAAATTTATTTTTATATACAACACCTAGTTCTAGTTTTTCTGGAGCAAGTTATTTAGTTAATTTTTATTATATGGGAAAAATAGAAGACGTAGGTGCTTATACCAATACTTCCGATACAATCTTTAGATTTTATCCAGCTTTAGTTTCTGGACTAGCTTATTATTTAAGTATGAAATATTCACCTGAGCAAACACCAAATTTAAAATTAATTTATGAAGATGAAATGCTTAGGGCAATGCAAGCAGACGGGGAACAAACATCAGTTTACATTACACCACAAACATTTTATGGAGATGGAGTATAATGTCAGGAGTTTTTGCTAGAGGTAAAAGATCAATGGCTATTTCAGATAGATCTGGAATGGCATTTCCATATAGAGAAATGGTTAAAGAGTGGAATGGTTTTTTAGTTCATTATTCAGAATATGAACCTAAACAACCTCAATTGGATCCGCGTTTCCATGGCGGAGATCCGCAAGCATTAAGAAATGCAAGACCCCAACCGACCGCTAAAACTAGTTTAATTATGTTAAGTAATAGTCCTTTTGAAACCATTAAATATGGAGGAAGTACTTTTATAAATGTTTATTCAATTGATCATAAAAGATCAACGAGTGATACGGTAAGATTTAGAGGGCCTCCGGCAGTAACAGCAGAAGGCTCAGGCGGAGCCGATACAAAAAATTTACAACAGTTTATATCTGTACCTACATTTGATAATGTCAGTGATATTAGTGCAGCAGCTGGATTTACCATTACCGTTGGAAAGAAAAATTCAGATGGTAGTGTAACTACAACAGCGGGCACTTTAGGAGAACCAGAAAATTATTTTTATTTTACAAGTACCGATACAGCAACAAGTGGTAGTACTAAAGGAGGCGGCGATTATTGTTCAGCAGGACCTGTAACTTTATCCGTCGTAAACGCATAGTATGGCATATAGTTTATCAAACTTACAAACCGATATTAGAAATTATACAGAAGTAGGAAGTACTGTTCTGAGTGATTCTGTTTTAGAAAGAATCATTAAAAATGCTGAACATACTATTTTTAGAGCAGTTGATATGGATGATGAAAGATTTTATTACACTTCGAATTGTATTATTGCAAATAGATACATAAGCATTCCAGATGATTGTCGAGTCATTCGATATGTTCAATTATTAAATGATAATGTCAGTCCTAGTATTCAAGTTTTTTTAGAACAAAGAGATGTTAGTTTTATGACAGAATATTATAATACTCCTTCTACTTCATCTACTTCCCTTCCTAAGTATTGGGCCAATTGGGATGAAAATTATTGGGTGGTTGCCCCTACACCAGATACAGCTTATGCCATTACCATGGCATTTAATAAAGAACCTATTAGCCTTACAGAGAGTGCTAAGTCCACAACTGGAACTTATATATCCAATAAATATCCTGATTTACTTTTGTATGCATGTCTGGTAAATACATATGCATACTTGAAAGGTCCGCAGGATATGTTACAATATTATAAAGCGGCTTATAAAGAAGCTTTAGAATCGTACGCGATCGAGCAAATCGGTCAGAGACGCAGAAGCGAATATGGCGATGGAGTCATTCGCGCTCAAATAATCTCAAAATCTCCATCAAGTAATTAATATGAAGGAGACTAATAAATGGCAAACGTAATACCTTATGCATTTCGGGGAGAATTATTTACCGGAACACATAATTTTGCATCTGGAGGAGATAGTTTTAAATTAGCACTCTATACAGCAAATCCGTATGATACATCTAGTACTGTTTATTCGGCAACGAATGAAGTAAGTTCGTCTGGTGGCACTAATTATACCACTACTGGCAATGCTTTACTAGGCAACGATGTCGCTTATGGAACAGCCGTTGCATCTTGTGATTTTACTGATACTTCGTGGTCATCAGCAACAATTACAGCAGCGTATGGAGCAATTTATAATGATGATCAGTCAGATAAATTATGTGTGGTTTTAGATTTTAGTGGAAGTAAAACTTGTACCAATGGTACATTTACAATTTCTTTCCCTAGTCCGTCTACACCCGCAAATGCTATCATAAGTATGGCTTAAGGAGATTAAATGGCTTTGGTAATAAATGACAGAGTAAAAGAAACTAGTACAACAACTGGAACAGGTACTTTTAGTTTAGCAGGCGCAGCAACAGGTTTTGAAACTTTTGTTGCAGGAATAGCGACCACTAATACAACGTACTATACAATTTTTAATCAGGGAACGACTGAATGGGAAGTTGGACTTGGAACTGTAACAGACGCAACCCCCGATACTCTTTCAAGAGATACAATTATTTCAAGTTCTAATTCAGATTCAGCAGTTGATTTCGCAGCAGGTACTAAAGATGTATTTTGTACTTTACCTGCAAGTAAAGCGATTTATTTAGACGGAAGTGATGTTGCGGTAGGAGCCGCAGGCGCTGGCTTTGCTATTGCTATGGCGGTCGCGCTTTAAATTAGGAGGAAAATATGGCACAAAACTTTAGAAACCAGATCACAAGTGCTACAGGCACAGGTGCGACTGTAATTCTTGCAGAAGCGGATAGTTATGATGCGGTTATTGGTATTAGATGTACAAATATAGTAGCTACACCAATTAATGTAGATGTTTATATTGTACGTTCTGCTGCTAATTATTATTTGATTAAATCGGCCCCAATCCCTACAGGCAGTTCTTTAGAACTGATTGATGGTGGATCCAAAGTTGTTTTAGCATCAGGTGATAAGATTACAGCTGTAAGTGATACAGCGTCATCATTAGATACTGCGGTTTCTGTTATTGATACAATTAGTACATAAGGATATTAACGGATGGCATATATTGGAACTAAACCTGCAGATGCAGCTTTAACCTCGGCGGATATAGCCGATGGAGTTGTTTCTGCTGCTAAATTAGCAACCGATGCTGTTGAAACAGCAAAGGTAAAAGATTTAAATGTTACAAACGCTAAAATAGCTGCTTCAACTATTGATGTAACTGCAAAAATTACAGGTGTTGTACCTACAGCTAATTTAGGAAGTGGTACAGCTTCTTCTTCAACTTATTTAGCTGGAGACCAAACTTATAAAGCACTTTCAGAATATGACGATAATCAAGTCCAATCGAATATCGCCATGTTAGGATTTAAAGTAGCCATTAATGGCTCACTTGCTAGATACAATTTAGTAGACCAATCAATAGATGAATATGAAG